TTGATTTAAAAATATTGAGAGCTGATGTTGACAAGTATCTTTTATCAGATAGTGAGATTATATTACTATCACAAAAGATAGAATATTTACGAACCGTTGTTAATCATATAGAACAAGTTTTAAAACAAATTAATAATAGAACATTCCAGATTAAGAACGCAATAGAGTGGAAAAAATTCACAAGTGGAGGAATATAAAATTGACACCCGAAACATTCAAAGACCATAAAAAAGAACAACTAGATAGAATAGAAAAAAAAATAGATAGTTTAGAAAAAAAATTAGATGAACATATCTCAAAGATATGGGAAGTTTATGAGCCTATAAAAAAAATATTAACAATGTTTAAAAGATGAATACCTGTTTAAGTCTAGCAATAGCTATATCAATTCATTTTAATTTAATCGGTGATTATAACAATCTACACCCGCACGCGCGATGTACTTTAGATGATACTATATTTGGTGCTTACTATAATAGTGAAAGTAAAACTAGTTTATATGTAGGTAAAGTTATAGAAAATGTTGATAGAAAATGGAACATGGAATATGGATTAACAACTGGTTACTCGGGTAATAAGATTGTACCAATGTGGAGATTTGTAAATGATGGTTTCTTTGTTGCCCCTGCATATGAACATGATACTGATAGAGTCGGTGTGACATTTGGTTATGAATTTAAATTAAAATGATTATATGTATAGGTAACGGTGAAAGTCGTAAAGACTTTGATTTAAATAAATTAAATGGTCATAACACTATAGGTTGTAATGCTTTATATAGAGATTACACACCTAAAATACTTGTGGCTATGGATTATAAGTTATGTCACGAAATATATCGCTCTGGATATGCATTTAAAAATAAAGTTTATCTCAAAGAATGGGATAAAATAAAACATACCTCATATGATAGATTGTTTGTAAAAGAACACTATAAACAATTTATAGGTAACGTAGAAAATTTAGATGGATTAGTCGATGAGTTTTCATGGCCCAAAACAAAGAAAAGATATTTTGTATGTTGGGCAAATAACAAAGACTTAATGGTAAAATTTAAAGAAGAGAAACTAAAAGAAGATCCAACACTAACAGACGATGACTTTAAATTACATTGTGATTTAGATACCGCTGGTTATATAATAACATGGTTAAAGAAAAAAGATAAAGTTCAAAGTTTAAAAGGTTATGACACTAGAACAAACGCAGGTGCATTATCATTATTGATTGCTACACAGCAACCAGATAGTGATAAAGGTATCTATCTTTTTGGACATGATATATATTCTAAAACAAAAACAGTAAACAATTTATATAAAAATACAAATGGTTATGTAGGCGAGAATGCTAAAGCTATCGACCCTAAAAATTGGATAAAACATTACAAAGCAATATTTGATAGATTTGATAAGATACAATTCAAAGTGGTTAATACAAATAAAATAAAAGAATGGGATTGTAAAAATGTCAGTTACATATCTCTAGAACAATTTAATGACGACCTTAAACATATCGAAGGTTAATGAAACTTATATAAAAGTTTTAGCAGAACCTTACATTCAAGCAGAACTCTCAGAATTTTTTACCTTTCAGGTTCCAGGATATCGTTTTATGCCTGCATATCGTTCAAAACGATGGGATGGTAAATTAAGACTCTACTCAAAAGCAACTGGTAAAATATACGGTGGTTTACTATCATACATTTATGCTTTTGCAAAAGAGAGAGAATATAAAATTGAAATAGAGAATGATGTTTATGTATCATCTAAAATAAATAAAACAGATAGTGATAATTTTTGCAATAGTTTAAAACCAAAATCTAATAATAAGAATATTGAGATAAGAGATTATCAGTTACAATCAATATATCAGGTTTTAAAAAGACACAAATTATTATTATTATCACCCACTGCTAGTGGTAAATCTTTAATTATATATTGTTTAATTAGATTTTTAAGATTAAAAGGTTTAAAAATATTACTAATTGTTCCGACAACATCATTGGTCGAACAAATGTATAGTGATTTTAAAGATTATGGTTGGAATGTAGAAGATAATTGTCATAGAATATATTACGGCTATGATAAAGAAACAGATAAAAATGTTGTAATATCAACTTGGCAGTCACTAGCAACTTTTGAAAAAGATTATTTTAGTCAATTTGATGTGGTATTTGGAGATGAAGCACATACGTTTAAATCTAAATCATTGACAAAGATTATGTCTTCACTTACAAATGCTAAATATAAAATTGGTACAACTGGTACCCTTGATGATACTAAAACACATAAACTAGTTTTAGAAGGTTTGTTTGGTCCCGTATATAAAGCCACAACAACTAGACAATTAATTGATAAAAAACAACTATCAGATTTTAAGATAGAATGTTTAGTATTAAAACATAATGAACAAAATCGAAAGGAGATACGAGGTGCAACATATCAACAAGAAATGGATTATATATGTGCTCACACAAAAAGAAACACTTTTATACGCAATTTGTGTAAGTCTTTGGATGGTAATACTTTATGTTTATTTCAATATGTAGAAAAACACGGTAAAATATTACATGAGTTAATAGGTGATACATTAGACCCATACACGCGAAGAATTTTTTTCGTTTATGGCGGAACAGAAACTAAAGATAGAGAAACAGTAAGGAGTATAACAGAAAATGAAACGAATGCAATTATTGTGGCATCTTTTGGCACATTTTCTACTGGTATTAATATTCGCAATCTTCATAACATTATATTTTCCTCACCAAGTAAAAGCCGCATTAGAAACTTGCAGAGTATTGGTAGGGGCTTGCGTTTAGGTGATAAGAAAACCAAAGCAACTCTATATGATATAGCTGATGATTTATCTATTGGTGCTTATAAAAACTACACGCTAAATCATTTTTCTGAACGAATAAATACTTATGTGCAAGAAGATTTCGATTATGAAATTCACAACATAGACCTATGATAAGAGTAGTAAGATTAATTAGTGGCGAACAAATAGTCACCCAGGTTAAAGAAAAAGAAGATAAGAAAGATTTTCTTTATTTAGTAGAACCATTAAAGATGGAGATAGTTCCTAAATTATCTAAAGAATTTATGGTTGAAGAACATATGTCCTTAACCGAGTGGATATTTCATTCTCAAACAAAAGAGCATCCAATACATAAATCTAAAATATTAACTGTTGCGAATGCAAATGACAGTTTATCTGAATATTATAATAATATAAAAGAACATTTAAAAACTAGAACATGGAAAATGGGCACTAGACAGGAAATGAATGAATTGAGCGAAGAGGAAGAACAAGCGATGAGTGATGAAGATATTATGGATTATCTTAGAGGTAATCGAACTTTACATTAGACTTATTCTCTTGAAAACCGAACACGGTTATTATAACAAGGGTTACGAAAAAAGTCAAGTCAAATACCAAAAAAAATTTAAAATAATTTGATAATCCAGACAATATATGATATAATAATAACATTATGAAAAAGAAATCTGAACATTATGTAGATAACAAACAATTTCTACAAGCTATGATAGAATATAAAAAGTCATGTGTTTTGGCTGAAAGTAAGAACGAGCTGAAACCTCCTGTATCAAATTACATCGGAGAGTGTTTTCTAAAGATTGCAAATCACTTATCATATAGACCCAATTTCATTAACTACACATACAAAGAAGAAATGATTTCTGATGGTATTGAAAACTGTTTACAATACGTTAGCAATTTTAATCCTGATAAATCAAACAACCCTTTTGCTTATTTTACCCAGATAATTTATTATGCGTTTATTCGTAGAATACAGAAAGAGAAAAAACAACAAACCATTAAAAGAAAACTAATATTAAAATCTGGATTTGATGTAGAAACAGCAACTAACATTGATGATAAAGCATATCAAGATGCTTACATAGAGTATCTTGCAAAGAATATGTTAGTAACCGAAGATGATGTAGATAAACCAAAAGAAAAGAAAGTTAAAAAGAAAAAGAAAGCAAAAACACTACTTGAATTTTTTATGTAATTATGAAAATAGCTTTATTAACCGATACCCATTTCGGTGCGAGAAACGATAGTCCAGCCTTTAGTAAATACTTTTATAAGTTTTACGATGAGATATTTTTTCCGTACCTAAAAGAACATAACATAACAAACCTAATTCATTTAGGTGATATTGTTGACCGAAGAAAGTTTATTAATTTTAAAACTTCTCACGATTTTAGAAAAAAATTCATGTTAAAATTATGGGAAGAAAAAATAGATACACATATAATCATCGGTAATCACGATACTTATTATAAAAATACAAATGATGTAAATGCTGTTGATGAGTTATTAACAACTTATGATGGTATTCACGAACCACACATATACACAAATCCTGAGGTAGTAGAGTTTGATGGTATGAGAATACTAATGTTACCTTGGATATGTGCAGACAATCGAGTACAATCAATGCAGGCTTTACAACAAGAAAAAGCAGATTTGATTTGTGGTCATTTAGAGATACAAGGTTTCACTATGCACAACGGTATGGTGAGTCAAGGTGGTTTAGATACGAAACTATTTAAAAGATTTGAAAAAGTTTATTCAGGTCATTTCCACCATAAATCTGACGATGGTCATATACATTATTTAGGTTCTCCTTATGAGATGGTGT